GCCACCATCGACACCACCAATCTCCCCATGAACGGCAACCTCATGCAACCCGCCACCGTGCAGGAACTCACCGCGCAGGTGCAGGTCATCCAGGAATGCATGAAGCGCATCATGAAGAAGGACACCCACTACGGCACCATCGCCGGATGCGGTGACAAACCCGTGTTGCTGAAGCCGGGTGCGGAACTCATCCTCACGCTCTTCCGTATCAACCCCGAGCCGGAAGTCGAGGAAATGTCCGACGGCTTCGATGTGCGCTACCGCATCAAGGTCAAGGGCATCCACATTCCGACTGGCAACGTCGTCGGCTACGGCGTCGGCGAAGCGTCCACCTCGGAGAAAAAGTACAAGTGGCGCAACGCCATCTGCGATGCCGAGTACGAGAACGCTGAGCCTACCCGCAGACAGATTGCCTACATCAAGCGCAACGGATCCGTCTCCGAGGTGAAGCAGGTTCGGCAGAACCCGGCGGATATTATGAACACCGTGCTTAAGATGGCGAAAAAGCGCGCCATCGTCGACCTCTGCCTCACCGCGACCGCGTGCTCGGACATCTTCGTGCAGGATTTGGATGACCCCGGCGTTGCCGATATGGTCCGCGAGGAACGCCAGGAAGCCCCTGCTCCGCGCTATCAGGCTCCGGCGCGCAAGGCTCCCGCCCCTGCCCCTGCTCCGCAGTCCGCTCCGGCTCCTCAGCGTCAGACCGTCTCGACGACCGTCATCAGCGATGCACAAAGGAAGAGGCTCTACGCCATCGGCAAGGAACATGGCATGACCAACGAGGACATGGCAAGTGTGGTCTTCGAGATCGCCGGAGTCAACCGCTCGGACGAAATCGAACGCGAGGACTACGATGATGTCGTCGATGCCTTCGAGAACTGGACGGGTGCATAATGGCTGAGCTTATCTTCAACGAAGAACTGCACCAGTATTCCGTGGAGGGGAGAATCATCCCCTCCGTTACCCAGATCATCAGCGCGGTCGGTCTCTACGAGTTTGACTTCGTGTCCGATGAAACCCTCGCAGTCGCGGCGGAACGCGGACGCAAGGTGCACACCATGATCGAGTGGTATGAACAGGACGAACTCGACGAGTCCACCATCGACCCGGAACTGCGTGGCTACTTCGACGGCTACCTCAGCCTCAAGGAAGCCAAGCTACTCCCCGAGAAGCCGACGAAGATCGAGTGGCGCGGCTGGTCCGAGAAGTACGGATTCGCCGGTTGCGTCGACCAGGTGTGGGGCGAGGACTGGATCAACGACCACAAGACCGGCAGCCCCTCTCCTGTCCACGGTCTTCAGCTCTCAGCCTACTGGATGATGCTTCACCCCGACATGCAGGAGAAGCCTCGCCGACTGACGTGCGACTACCTCACGCGAGGCGGTCAAGGCATCATCATCGACTACCCCTACGAACCCCTTGTTTGGCTCGCCATCCTTGCCGACTACAAGTGGCGCGTCAAGAACGGTTGCATCCGCAACAGATGGAGATAACAATGGACACCACACAGACCGAACTTCAGAACGAAGTCAATAACCTTGTCCGATCCGAGATCGAAGTCGTGGACCAGGTATCGTTCGCAAACGCAAACGGACTCATCGCCCGGCTCCAGTCCCAAAAGAAAAAAGTCATCGACTTTTTCTCGGAATCCAAGAAAAAAGCGGCAGACGCCCACAAGGCGATCTGCAACGCCGAGAAACAGATGCTCGCCCCGGTTGACACCAGAATCAACGCTCTGAAGGTTGCGACCACCAAGTGGTATGCCGCCGAACAGGCGCGCATCGCGGCGGAAGAGGAACGCCGCCGGAAGGAAGCCGAGGACATGGCGCGTCTCGCCGCCGAAGCGGAAGCATCCGGAGATACTGACACCGCGCAGGAAGCCGTCGCGGAAGCCATCCTTGCCGAAGCCGCCGTGACCGTCATGCCGAAATGCGAGGGAACGTCAATGCGCGCCGTCTGGAAGGCGATTGTCACCGACCCCGACAAAGTGCCGAGGGAATACCTTATCGTCAACCAGAGCGCGTTGGATGCGCTCGCAAAGGCAACCAAGGGCTCCATCTCCATCCCCGGTGTCCGGTTCGAGAAGACCTACGTCAACGCGACCCGCGCGAAGTAAGGACCGCCAATGCCGGACGAAAGAACATTTTTCTACGAAATGTGGCATCGGCTGATACAGGCCATGCCGAAGTCCGTGCGTCTCGATCTTTACGAGGCGATCCTCGATTACGCTTTTTATGGAAACGAGAAAGTTTTTGAAAAAAACAAATCAAAAACTGTTTTTGAAATCGCCAAAAAAAAGATTGAAATTTCTCAAAAAAAGCGCGATGTTCAGCTCAATTTAAGAAATTTTGCTCAAGCAAAGCCAGAGCAAAGCCCGAGCAATTGCTCAAGCAATGCCCGAGCAATGCTGAGGCAAGAGACAAAAGAAGAGAAAGTTTCTTCCCCCTATCCCCCTATCTTAAAAGAGCAAGAAAAAAGAGAAGGGTTTAACGCTTGCGCTCATGCAGATGCGTACGCATTAGAGAGCGAGTCGCAGACCGATCTCGAAGAGTTTGCATCTCTGATGCCGGATCATCTGAGATACAGCGAGAGCTTCAGGGAATCATGGCGCGAGTGGCTTGACTACCGGAAGAAGACCCGGAAGAAAGTCAGCCACTTCGCCGCCACCCGTCAGCTTTCCCTTCTCGGGGAATACGAACCGACCGATGCTTCGCGCATCATCGAGACCAGCATTCAGAATGACTGGCAGGGGCTCTTCCCCGCAAAGAGCAAAGACATCCAACCCAAGAAGGACTACACCGGATTATGAGAGTAATCTGCAACAAATGCGGAGCTGTCTGCGAGACGCGCATCCCGGCGCATATCGTGGACAAGTTCCTCGAGAACGACATGGAGTTCCCGTGGCTCTGCTCCAGCTGCTTCGAAGCACGGAGGCAGGAAGAGGAAGAGGCCGAGGCCAGAGAGATCGAGAAGGAAGAGGCCGAGTGGCTGGATACCCTCGTCGCACAGGCCGGAGTCAGACCGGAATATGCCGTCCGCAAGCCGTACGTGCCCTATGTCGCCGACTGGCTCCACAAACACCGGACCGAGAACGTTCTCCTCTCCGGCGAGACAGGAACCGGCAAGAGCACGTCCGCAGGATTCGTCATCCGCTCCCTGCTCAAGGCCAACGCCACCGTCCACGTCTACTACATGGCGGAACTCCTCGACCGCTGGCGCGAGGTCCGTTGCACCAACGACAACCCGAACTCCATCCGCGCGCTCTTCGCCGAGATCGAGTCCAATGACTTCCTCATCATCGACGAATGCGCCGGGAAGACCGTAAACTCCGACTCCACACGCGAGTTCATGTTCCGGCTTCTCGAAGACGTGGCATCCGGCGCGTGTCATGCCGTCGTGTGGTTGCTCGGCAACTTCTATACCGGCAGTGTCGCGGCGACATTCGGTGATGAAGCCCCAGCCATGCGCCGTCTCCGCGAGAAGTTCACCTGCGCCCGCATCATCCCGGAACGCAAGACCGTAGTGCCGATCTTCGGAAGCGAGGTGAAACATGACCGCTGAAGAACGCAAGGTCTACATGCACGAATACTACCTGCGGAACCGCGAACGTCTCCGCGAGTACGGACGGAAGTGGTGGAAGGAAAACGGCGAGTTCACGAACCGCACCCGCCGCACCGTCTACCGCATCAAACGCCTGAAGAGGAACAAAGCCGATGAATAACCACCCCATCACCATCATCGGCTGCATCAAGACGGAGACCGGATGGTACATTCTCGGCTTCGACGAAGAAACAAAGACTCTTATCCCCCTGGAGAAAATCCCATGACTAAACTCCCCCAGAAATACAGAAACATCCTCGCGCTTATCAAGTTCGAGGACTACCCTGCTTTCCCCGCCGCCGGGTATCTTTCCATGACCGCCGACACGAACGAACCCTACTTCTCCGTCTTCCTCCCCAAGGGAGTCGGCTATGCGTGGCGGCTCGTAACCAAGTGGGTCTACATCGACGACCTCATCGAGGGCTATACCATCCCTGTCAGAGAGGAAGGTGAAGCATGACCGAACCCCAATTCACTCCCGGACCGTGGGAAACAGATTTTTTCAACGACGAAGACCAGGGCGTTTACATGGTCAGGGATTCACTGAATCAAGCCGTTTGCCAATGTTTTACACAGTATCCTTTCGCTGGTAAACCCGGCATTACCGACGATGAAGCCGAAGCCAACGCCAACCTCATCGTCGCCGCGCCGAGGATGCTGGCTGCTCTTGAAAAGATCATGGAAACCGAGCTTGCCATCGCGCAGGAGCACCGCGTTCAGGCAGAGGACAGCGAAATCTACTGCATCGCAGAAAAGGCTTTACGAAAAGCACGCGGAGAAAACGAGGTGAACGAATGACCGTTATCAAACTTAGCAAGGCGATTGAACTGATTACATACGCCTTTAATGCGTATGCTCCGCAGACAATCCGCGCCGAACGCATCATCAACGCAATAAAGGACGAAGCGAAAGAAGCCTCGTTTGAGGTGAAAGAAACCGAGGTGAACCATGACTGACGAAACGAAACGAATTTTCGATGCACCGTGGGGAGTTAATAATCGTACATATCCCTTCGATGTAACGGAGTCGGATGGTTTCTGGGCTTGTGAATGTTCGACACTTGAAACCGCCAACCGCATCTCTCGTCTGCCGGAGCTGTACGATGCGCTGAACAAACAGACGTATTTTCGATGCGTTGACTGTCTGCGTCATACCGCAAAAACAATCGACGATATTTCAATCAACAAAGACATGATCGAACATGGATGCCCGAAAAATAGAACAGACTGCGGCGCGTTCGATGTATGGCCGCTGCTAAAGAAAGTGAGGGACGGAGAATGACCGACATGACCGCCTACTACCGCGCCTACTACCTCGAACACCGCGAGCACCTCATCGAGCTTGCGAAGATGTGGAAGCGCAACAACCGCGACCGCATCAACGCCAACAACCGGCGCAGATACCGCATCGACCCTGCTTACCGCGAACGCAAGATCGAGGAGCAGAGGGTTCTCAGGGAAAGGAGAAAAGCCGATGTCTGAGATTCGTTACGGAAGCGTCTGCTCCGGTGTTGAAGCCGCAAGCCTCGCATGGGGAAAGCTCGGATGGAAGCCTGTCTTCTTCGCCGAGGTCGAACCTTTCCCGTGCGCCGTGCTTCAGCAGCGTTTCAACGCAACCAAGCCCCTGCATCCCCTCGATCCCGCCGAAGCATCCGACGAGAAAGACCGCAAGATGCGGGAATCGTGGCTGAGACAAATCAACAAACTGCCGGATACCGGCATCGTCCCCAACCTCGGGGACTTCACCAAAATCAAAGGACAAGACTATGTGGGAGCAGTTGACCTTCTGGTCGGAGGAACCCCCTGCCAAGACCTCTCCGTCGCCGGTAAAAGAGCGGGCTTCGGGGACATCGAAAAACGCGACGAAGACAACGCCGAAAAAACAAGATCAAGTCTCGCCCTTGACTTTGTCCGATTGGCTTATGAGGCGAAGTGTCGTTTCTTCCTCTGGGAAAACGTACCCGGTGCTTTTTCCAGCAACGGCGGAAGAGATTTCGCTACCCTTCTATCCTGGTTCGTCGGATACCGCATCGAACCCCCTAGGGGGGGGTGGAAGTCAAGCGGACTCGCAAAGAACCGCAGACCCGACAGATTCGGAGTCGCGTGGCGAGTGCTGGACGCGCAATTTACCCGAGTTCCCGGCTTTCCGTTCGCCGTTCCCCAGCGCAGACGGCGTGTCTTCGCTCTCGGATGTCTTGGAGACTGGGAACGTGCCGCCGCAATATTACTTGAGCCCGACCGCCTGTCGTGGGATACTCCACCGCGCATCCGCACGAGGGAAACGCTTGCCCGAGATACTGGAGCAGGCTCTGCTCAGACAGTGCGGATGCGAGCCGGATGCGACGGGGGTGGAAAGGGAGCCCTGATAGGGGACAACCTCTCCCATACCCTACAGACCGGCAATGACCAGACGCTGGTGGAGTTCGCTGAGGAATCCGCGAACTGCCTCGAGGCATCGAGCTACAAAGGCCCAGCCGGAACTTGGAACGAGCGGACGATTGTCTCGCAGTTCTGGGACGGCGGACAGGTTGCCGGCAGTGTCACCTGTTCGAGCAACAATGCGCTCGAACCAGACAAAGGAAGACTGCAGGCGGTCATCGCCAATGGCGCATCCTACGGCGGACGAGAGATGGACGAGATAAGCGGACCGGTCACCACCCACGAAAGCGGAGTGAGAGGTGACATGAAGCTCGTTGTCGGCTCGTTCATGGGCGGACAAGGCGCAAAGGCAGGGAGCATCGGTTATTCCGATGAGCTCTCGCCGTCTCTCAAGGCTCAGCCGTCCGGCGGGAATCAAGTGCCGGATGTGGTGTGCTTCCAGCAAAATGCGCGCGACGAAGTCCGTCAGATGAATGGTGACGGAGCGATTGCAGGTGCGCTTGCCGCTGAACAAGGCATGAAGCAACAGAACTATGTCTGCTACGACGGTCAAGGTCGCGAGAACGGAGCCATCAGCGGGACTCTTACCGGTGACCACAACAACCGCGTGACCGACTTCGCGCAACTTGCGGTTTCGCCCACCCTCGAAGCCAAGATGTACATCAAGAATCAGCTTCAGGACGCGTCCAAATACCAAGCCGTCGCCATTGCCGAGAACGTCATCGGTCGACAAGCCGAGAACGGCGGCAACGGCATCGGCGCACAGGAAGAGATCGCGTACACACAGAATGCGACCGGGGTCATGGGGGTGTGTCAGAAGACCGTCCGCCGATTGACGCCCATCGAGGCTGAGCGACTCATGGGCCATCCCGATAACCACACGCGAATCTCATGGCAGGGCAAACCCGAAGAGGAGTGCCCCGATGCTCCGAGGTACAAGGCGGAAGGAAATTCGATGGCAGCCAATTGCATGGAGTGGATTGGTCGCCGAATCGAGGAGTTTGAGGAATGAACAAGAAATATGACGAAGAAAGCCAAAAGCTGGTCGCGGAACTCGCCGCAATGCTTTACAGAGACCAGTTGCCAAAGATCGAAAAGCACGGGTTCGTGCCGTATAAGAAAGGCGACTATGTCTACACTGCCGAAATCAACGATGGGTTTGAGCGCATCACCGTAGATGTTCGGCGTGACGAGGTTGTTGGAACGTGGCACACAAAGCAGACGCGGTGCATCCATCTCGGAGAGTTGGTTGTCGTTGATTTCTATGGCGAAGAGCGCAAAGTCGAAATCCGAAACGCATACCATAGCCTCAACACCCTGCTGGATAGCATGGCTCACATGTTTTCACGTTCTCTTCTGCAGTACATCTACATCTCGATCAAGAGCAATCCCGCTTTCGAGAAAATCGGAACATTCCGTTTGTGTGTTGAAATCGACCCGCACACCGGAGAATAGCAGATGAGAGGCCTTGAGGAATGACATGGATACTCGACGCGAAATGGAATCCGTACACCGGAGAAACAACTTTTAACTGGAAACCCACAATGAACAAAAAACTACTCTACATCTCCGGCCCCATGACCGGAGTAGTTGACCTGAACCGACAGGCGTTTGAGGACGCGGAACACCGTCTCCGCGAACTCGGTTTCGCCTGTATCAACCCGCATAACCTGCCATACCCCGACTTCCCGGAAGATGCCGGGGAGCCGGAAATCTGGGCGGAGTTCCTTGCCATGGACATCTGGATGATTCTCCAGACATCCAAGCCGGATGCCCTTGTCATGCTCGCAGGATGGAAGCGCAGTCGCGGCTCACTTCTCGAAGCCGCAGTCGCTCGCCGGTTCGGCATCCCGGTCTATACCTACGCAGAAATCTTACTCGGAAAACTGGAGGCATAAAATGGCTGAATGGATTGACGCCTGGAAAGTGATCTCTTCGACAAAATCGGATCGCCTCTCGCTTGTGTTCGCCCACGGATTCGTGAAGAAGGGATGCTCGCCTTTTGCTACGTTCACGGACGGACGACGCGAGATCACAATTCAGCGTGAATTGCTCTGCACGTCGAAGAAGGAAGCTCTCGCCAAGGCACGCGAAGCGGCACGTATTATCCTTGCAGACCTCGACCGACAAGCCGATGAGGAGGAGAACGGATGAAACCCAAACAGAAACCCGAGATACTGAAGTGCCAGTCATGCGGACGGACTCTGCCGTCCACCGCATTCGGCAAATACTCTATAACCCAATGCCGGAAGTGCCGCGCTAAGGGCGACGCATCCCGCAGAAAACAGAAGAGAGGTCAGGAATGAGCCACGAACAGTTTTTAGTGCAGCATCTTTCCGAGATGGTGACTGAGGCAACGAAGGGAATTGTGAATGGTTCCATCAAGACGCTCGCGTCCATTGAAACACTGGAAGGAATTCTGAACGGTCTTTCCGATGAGGAGAAGAGGGCGTTCTACTCCGGTCTCAAGGACATCACCAACGCCCTGTTCCTGACGCTGGAGCAGGTCAGAAAGGAAGCTGAAGAATGAAACCCGGAGACATTGTTTGGACGGAAGCCTACGGGCACATAGGCAAGTGGATTGTTCTTCGGAAAGACGATCACGGATTTTTCCGGCTCTACCACATCCAGGAGGAAGGTAGACTTATCGACAGAGACGAGTTCTTTAACACCAAAGAGGATGACGTTTTTGCGACCGAAGCCGAAGCGATTCAGGAGGCAATCAAGTGGGCAAAGGAAGATTTCGAGAACCGCCTCCACGACCACGCCGCTTTCATCGAGAAGATGGCAAAGAAACTCGCAAAGACGGAGGACAAGGATGTCAAAACCAAAGCGACATAAGAAGCCGCGACCACGCGCGCACTACCTATGCCCGACCTGCATCTTCTGCGGAGTCCGAACCAAGACCAATACATACGGTATGCAGCGCACCGTCTACTTCTGCCGCCCGTCCCAGACGAACACATACCCCGGCAGAGTGAAGTGCGACTACTACCGTGAAGACCTAACCAAGGAGAAACCAAATGCCAACACTCGTACCCGATAACATCATCGCCGCAGTCAACGCCCTGCTCGCTCCCTACGGTGAAGCGTTCACCCCCGTCTCTCCAAAGCAGACCGAACCCACCGGAGGCTTCCTCTCCATCAAGGACGCCGCCAAGTACATCGGCATCTCCCGTCCCGGAATCTACCGCAAGATTCGCGCGGGGGAGATCAGCGTCCACAAGCTTGGGGAACACAGGAACTGCCGGGTGGTCATCGCAAGATCGGAACTCGACCGCTACGTCATGTCCCACAGCGTCTGATTCGCCGCCATGACCCGTCCTCGTTTCGATGGGGACGGGTTTCTTAGCCCAAAATTTTGTGCCACTTTTGTGCCACTTTCGTTTGACATCTCATGATGTATCGTGTACAGTAATGCTGTCAAAACATCATGACAAAAACGCCGTCTAAGCTCAAAGACTTTTGGTTCTCATCCTGGCAACATGGGTTCGAATCCCATTGGGGATGCCAGACTTACAACAAAAATCATAAGTCTTGTGCCACTTCTGTGCCACTTCTGAGCCATGGGCGAGTGCTTTTGTGTCACCGCGTATCACCATTAACCATGGAGTTAACCAACATGTCTGTCATGCTTAGAGGAGACCGCTGGCATTATCGCTTCCAAATCGGGAACAAACGTGTTTCCGGTCCTTGCATCGGATGCCAGACAGAAGCGCAGGCGAAAGCCTACGAGGAACAGAAGAAGAAAGAAGCCGCCGTCGAGATCGAGTTTGTGAAACAGGCGGAGATCGATGTCCGCCGGAACAAGACGGTGGTGGCTCTTGTCGAGAATTACCGGAAAGAGCTCTCCGGGGGGCATGACATCGCACTTAATGAAGCCCACGCCCTTGCGGCCGCAAAACCATCCCGGCGCGATGCAGGGGCTTTCTACGCGTCTTTACGCGAATCCTATTGGAATGCCTTCGTTGACTTCCTTGCGGAGAACTACCCGGACGTAAAGCTTCTCGCCGACATCCGCCGCTCCCATTGCGAAGCCTTTGTCAAGTTCCTTGTCGATGCGAAGCGTTCCCCCAAGACCATCAAGGAATACGTGGCGGCATGCAAGTGGGTCATGGGTCGCCTCGAGGAAGATGCCGGTCTTGTCCGCTCTCCGTGGTCAGGCGTGATACTCCCCGCTTCCGATCCTACGGCGCGCGAGGTCTTCACGATGGACGAACTGAAGCTGATAGGGGACGGCCTGCAGAATGACCCTTTCTGTCTTCCTCTCTTCGTCATCGCCGCGAACTCCGGCTTGACCGAGGGTGACATCTGCACGCTGAAGTGGTCCGAGATCGATTTCTCCGGCGGCATGATTCGGCGTACGCGCCGCAAGACCGGTGCAGACATCCTTCTCCCTATTCTTCCAGGACTTGCCTCGTTTCTCCGTACGATTCCGCACATCAGCGAGTATGTCCTACCGGAACATGCGCGGATGTACCTCAATAATAGGACATCCGTCTCGCGCGCAGTGAAACGATTCCTGGAAGGACTCGGCATCGAGACGTGTGTGGATGGCGGACTCCGTCGGGTTTCCGTCAAAGACTTGCATTCCATGCGCCACGTCTTCTGCTACCAGGCGAAGAAAGCCGGAGTGCCGGAGGACCTTATCGCCAAGATGGTCGGCCACAAGGTCTTGGAGATGACCCGGCATTACGCCGACCACGACACAGAGGAAGACCTCCGCGCCCAGATACAAAAGCTCCCCGCCCTTTTTGTCGAAGAGCAGGGAGACAACCAAGGAGAGGTTGAGAGGCAGAAGCTGATGGAGCTTATTCCTTCGCTTCCGATTGAGACGGTCCGCCGTTGGCTTGCCGAGCTTTCTCTAGGTCTACCTGATACCCGGTGACCTGGGAGCCGTTCTCATTCGCGTAGTCGATTTCAGTCACGGTCTTGATGCCATCCTTTTCCACGCTGTCGATGAACTTGAGCTTGTTCTTCGACAGCTCTTTGTTTACGCCCGTCATCATGATGCCGTCAACATACTGAATCCCGACCTTGTTGATTTCGGGGTCATAGCCGACGTTGATGAATTTGCCATGCACGACCGTCCCGAGGTTGTGACCGCAGGACGTGAGCAGAAGGGTGACGGCGGTTGCTGCAAGGATTCGTTTCATGGCGTTACTCCTCCATGTTTGAAGATGGCAACGAGAATGGCGATGACGGCGACCGCGAAGTTCGCGAGCCACCCGAGGATGATGAGGGTCTTCCATGTTCCCTGCAATCGTTCCTCAAGGCGCGCCACTTTCTCCACGATACCGGGCTGACCGTTCCCGTTGAGTGTGTGGTCGATTTTCTCAAGCGACTTGAATATCGTTATCATCTGCTGCTCGACGGCAGCAAACCCGGACTTCACCTCGCTCTTGAGTTCGATGAGTTCAACCGGAACTTCCGGCGTTTTCTTTTCTTCGTCTTTGTTCATTTCTTTTTCTTAGCCTCCTCCCACGCCATGTCCCCGAACATGACGAGGTACGAGTAGTAGCGGACTGCACGTCGCATCATAAGATACCGCCATGGATTCCACCATGCGTATCTGTCCTTGATGACTTTGAGCGTGTTCGTTAGGAACTCAAGGTCGGCATCGGACCTCGTGATGCCTCGCGTCATGTAACGGCGGTCGTGGATAGCCGCAGGGACCTCCATGACAGGGTTGAGCTTCGTGCAGAGCTTCGTCATAACGACAGGCATCCAGTCCGCCCCAATCCCATTACATTCACGCATGACGGCTTCGAGGTCGTCCAGAAGCTCCGCCCCGGAGAGACGGAGCTCCCTTGCGCGACCGCTGAGAACCGATGCTTCTGGACGGGTGTACTTCATTTCGGAATCACGCCCGCGATGAGCTCCGCCCAGCTCACGCCGAACCGGAGTGCGTCCGCCATGATCTCCACGATGCGGGCTCGGCCCTCGGCGATGACTTCCTCCGGGACGTCGCGTTCACGGGCGAATGCGATCAGGTCGGAGCTGATGCCGTTCTGCGCCGCCTGAAGAAACTCTTCCGGCGTGATCTTGTCGGTCTTTTGCGCAAGATCGGCGATGAGTGCCGCGAACGATTCGCAGACGCGCTCCTTCGGCGTGAGCTCGCCGTCGTCCTGAACCGTGCCGCCAAGAGACACAAAGCGTTCTTCGGTCATGGGTGAGTAGTATGCCCCCTCGAATTCGAGGGGGTCGGGGAGTTCGTTGAAGGTTTTTTCGCCAATAGTGTATGTCTTCATATTTCTGTCCTCCAGATTCTGATTAGGTCGTGGTTCCATTTTTTTTGATCGAGGTCATGGAGCCGGTCAGAGTGACGGCGCTTCCGCCTTGATTGATGAACGTCGCCTCGCCGGTCTGCGTCCACGCAGTCGGCGTTCCGGTCCCGACGATGATGCCGCCGACAGGAGCAATAAAATCGGCTGTCGCCGTTCCTGTCACGCCGGAGGCGTTGAGCGTGGCTCCTGCGGAAATCAAAACAGTGCCGGAGGTTGTCGAACCAATGCGGCTGATTGCACCTTTGAGTGTATTACTACCTGCGAACACGATCCATCCAGACCCGGCTCCTGCAAACTGCATATTCTGCCCCTCGTCGATCACGCTGTCGGTGATATAGGTCACACCTTTATTCAGATATCCGAACAACGATGCTGTAGCTGTGTTTCCGGTGATCGTACAGGAGGAGAATCTTGCCGTGCATCCTGCGTTGTTGTACAGCACACCGCCATTCTTCGCCTGATTGCCGCTGAACGTGCAACCGACGAATGTGGCCGAGGCTCCGCCGTTCAGCGATACCACGCCGCCATTGCCCGCTGCGGTGCTGGAACCGCAACCGGAGAATGTGATGCCGCTGAATGTGGCTTTCGCGGCCGCGCCGGAGCAGGCGAATTGACTGCTTTTCAGCGAAACAGTTCCGCTGCCGGTAACATCGATCTTGTTGGTGATCGTGGCAAGGACGTCGCGCGTGATGAGCGAACCGTCGATCGTGCCGCCGGAGAGGGCGAATGTGCCGGAGCAATCGACGGAGCCGCCAGCCGGAATGGCCGTCTGCTTCTGGAGCGAGAACGTGCCGCCGGTCAGGATCGTCACGTTCTGGAACGAGACGTCCGAGAATGTGGTGTTTGCCGCCGGCTTGATACTCCCGGAGAGGAACGTGCTGGTGATGCCGTTGCCGGTGATTGTCTTTTTGACAGAAACTGTCGCGCCGCCGAGATCGATTGGAGTTCCGTCGAGAACGGGAGAGACGGTGATATAGTTGTATCCGGTGGTGAGACCGTAATACATGGACCCCTCGGTCGTGCCGGTCGCGTCCGTCACGAGGTAGCCGCCGAAGATGTCTGTCAGCGTCAAGATAGCTTCTCCATCGCGATACTGAACAACGCAGTTGTTGATGGCATTTGCCGTCAGCGGGGATGCCAGTTTCAGCGGGGATTGAACGACCACGCCGCCGGTTTCGCCGACCAGCAGGCGGACGAACGTATCACGTCCGATGAATCCGGTCGGGCAGGTGTCAACAGTGATGATGTGACTGCCGGACGTGCAGTCAATCTGATAGGCCAGTCCGGCTGCAACCGTGGTTGCAGGGGACGACCTCATGTCGATCATGTACGTCCACGGGCTGACCATGTCCCGCTTCACCAGATAATAGTCCTGGAACGAATCTGGATTGGAGAGCGCGGCGATATAGGCAATCGCGTCATCCGAGCATGCCGTCACTTCATATTCGCGGACATTAGAGAATGTCGCGCTTTCATTGAAGAAGTCCGTGAATTGCAGACGAGCATGGTCCGCCTGATCAAACACAAAAGCCAGTCGCGTGGTCTCGCCGGAATAAATCATGCGCGGGGTCATAGTTCCATCGTCAATCCATCGTCCGAACGGCATAACGGTCATATTTGTAGACGGCGTCACATCGCAAATCATCAGATATTTGAGTCCGGCCACAAATTTCGGGAACGACTCGAAACCGAACGTGCTGTATGAATCGAAATCCCATGTGAACGTATCGCGATAGCCGCCGCCGGACGCGCGTGTGGCGAAAGCATCCGGTTCGCTGGTGACATCGACCGCCTGACCTGCGGTAAGGCCGCCGCGCAGGGAATCGACATCCACAATAGTTTGCGTGCCACCGGTTACGCCCGTCATCACGTTTTCAACCGTGGCAACGTTGCCCACGACGCCGCCGGATGCAGACGAGACTGCGGAGTCGATGATCTGAGCTTTTGTGGCTCCTCCGAGGTAGGTGGCGCTGGTGGCGCTGGTAGCGGTTCCAGCCGTGGTGGCGGCGGAGGCCGATGCGACGATTACGCCCGTGGCGAGTGCGCCAGCCGTGCCTGCGCTGGTGGCGTAGCCCGCATTGGTGGCGCTTGTGGCATTGGTCGCGTTGGTGGCGCTAGTGGCGTTCGTCGCGTTGGTGGCGTTGGTTGCGGACGTGACGACTACGCCAGTATCGAGGCCACCTGCAAGTGTGGCGTGGCCTGCGCTTCCCGCACTGGTGGCACTGGTGGCATTGGTTGCATTGGTTGCAGACGTGGCGGTCCCGGCGTTCACAGCATAGCCGACGGTGCCGCCCTCAACGAGAGCATCCGCGACAGACGCCGAGGCGACCGCGCCGGTGATCTTGCTCCCGCTGATCGTGTTAATAGAAACACCGCCAGCGCCTGTTACAGTGAACTCGCTGGAGAAGGTATAATCTCCCCCGCCGCCACCGCCTCCACCGACGGCAACGCCGCCCTGCGTCACGCCGTCTCCAATGTACAGCGATCCGAGGTCGGTGTCGTAGATGAGTTCACCTTCCGCAGGCGTGATGGCGGTTCGTTCGTCAGTTGTCATGGGTTTCGCGCCGCCTGCGATATCCCCGTTGATTACCCACATCGGGGTTCCCGTGTCATAGGTTTTGATGACCGTCACCCCGTTGTCTACCGACGCGCGATAGAGGGGAGAGGCGTTCACCCCGAACTGACTGATAGTGGTTTCGTCATTTTCCATAGTTATTTCTCCTTAGTTGGTTAAACGATCTCTTTGTTCGGGTAAAAATACAGTGCTGTTGAACCGATTCCGAGCCCATCGGGGTCAGTCGCGTAAACATGGAAGTTTGTGTCCGGCCCGACGGGGAAACATATCTGAGCAATGCGAGGAGAGTAAATCACTCCGTTTCCAACAGTCTGATCGTACCCGTCCTTAACCTCGATTGGAATCTGAACTGGCTTCAGAAGATAGAAGTACTGATCCCCAATCGTGAGGTTCATGCTCCACGTATCATCCGCGCCGTCGGGAGCGGAAACCATCCCCGCGATAACGCCGCCAAGACCAACGCCGACAGCAGAAACGTTTGGCCCGCCGGTCGCGCTCGTCGTGTAGTATGTCACGTTTGTGCCTGACCCGATTGCGAGAGCGGTCCTCTCAGTTGATGAGAAGAACGTCTTAACCCCGCTCTGGGCGGACGTAACCGCCGCGTCCACAATATCCTGCGCCGCAGATGCGGCGAGGCTGTCTGCTACTCCGGCAGAAGAAGCGTAGTTCACATCGCCGCTTCCACCTCCGCCTCCTCCAAGCGTCACATCCACGATGTTCCCGAACTGAATCTGCTTGACCGCGTTGTCCGCGAACGAGGCGATGGGCGCATAGAACTGCCCTGCCGCCGAAGTCGGTTCCGTCCCGGTATAGCTGAAGCTGTACCCTGTCCCGCTGGACGTCCCGACCAGATACGCCGTCCCGCCCGTGTCCGGTACGGCGGCGCGTCCGCTTGTGACCTGGTAGGAACTTCCGTTCATACTGATGCCGCCAGCCGAGATATTGATGTACCGGAGTCCCGGGCTGAACCCGCCGTGCGTCGCCTTGAACGGGCCGTCGTAGGACGCCGAGTTCAGGATGTCGGTCTTCGCGGCGGCAGTGAGTCCGCTTGCCACGCCTGCGGTCGTCGCAGACCCTGCCCGTGTCGCGCTGCTCGCGTAGGTCGCACTCGTCGCGTAGGTCGCACTGTGAGCCGTCACGACTGTCCCCGGGACGTTTACTTCCCCTCCGCGCTGCTCCTGTGCGATCATGGTGAGCTTGTCGAATGCCGACATGACCGTATCGGCGTAGAACGCCTGGCCCTGCTGCCATACGGTCTCCTGCGTGATCGGCGTCGAACGATAGATTTTGATTTCCGCCCCATCTTCCGGTGCGGTGTTGAAGATGATCCGCCCCGTACTGTCGGAATCCTTCACGGCCCTCCATTCAGCTTCGTCTACGAGTGTCCCCCCGATCTCCACGAACACGTCGCGGATGTCCGGCGCGTAGAACTCATAGCTGAACTCAGTCGCCACTCCGGTTCCGGTACAGTTCGTCACCGGTACCTGGTCCCATGGAATGTTGCTCATTTCTTGTCTCCTTTCAGTTGTCCCCTAAGGTTTTTTCAATCGATTTGTCAAACGGATAGAAGTGATTTCTGATTGCCATCTTCTCATAATCCTCAGCCGCCTGAATGACCGTGATGCCGTACCACTCGCCAGCGATGCGCGCTCCGATGTACAGAGACTGGTCGAGGTTGTCGAGGTTTCTGAGATTGACGAGAATCTTCTTGGCATCGCTCATCATGTCTTCCGCAGGACGGAGCATGCCGACCTCGAAGACATTCCGTCCGCCTGCACGTCCGTCGACGAAGACTCCGATCATGGCATCCGCGACATCCTGCACATACGGAATGCCACTGATAGGTTCGGCAAGCAGGTTGCGGAAGAACGATCTCCGCACACGGTCCCAGTCATCGTCATCGTCGATGCGGAAGAGGCCGTTCGCGACTGCCATGATGAACGCGCACATAAGAGCCGGAACCACGAAGTTCTCCACGGCGAACGAGAGGCGTTCGCCTGCATCCATCTTGCCGTAGACGGACAGTCCTGCGATGCGCGTATTGGCGGCGGCGCATGCCGGTCCGAAGAACGGAGTCAGCATTCTGCCGATGGCATCAAGCTGAACCGCCGGGATGTCAATGGTTCTTGCCGCACCCTGAGAGGATGCCACGAAGTCATCCGCCCATGCTCTGCACATGGAGATCGTCATGTCCTTGTAGGTGTTCTGCGCGAAGTCGAACGCCGCCTGCCACTGGATGGCGGCAACGCAGAGGTCCATCTTCTTCATGCCGAGGAAGGCAAGCTGTCTGTACTTGTCCTCGAACTGCTCGATGGGCTTCTTGAACTCCGTGTCAAGCACAGTGAGGTCGCGGTCGATGAGGTTGTAGCGGTCACGGATGAAGGGCGAGATTTCGCTGACGGCATCCACGAATGCCTTCGGATTTGACCAGAACGATTCGAACGCATCGGTGAAATATCCTGCGTTTCCGAGACGGTCCACGCCGACCCACAGGGAAGCCCACTGCTTCTCCATCGTCGTGACCTTGAAGCCGAGAGCGGCGGTCGCCATGATGGATGCCACGCGGTTCGCAATCTTTCCGTACTTGAATCTCTGGTCCGGGTTGTTCACGAAGTCCATCAGCTTGGCGAAGACATCGTAGGCTTCGCGACCGAAGTTCTCGGTCACGCTCCTGTAGAACTGCTTGTCGCGGTAGATGGCGTTTGCCATACGGAGCGGTTCCCAGAGTCCGATGTAGCGCGCGCCCTCATGGATGTGCTTGTTCAGCACAGACCAGTCGAGGCGGACGAATCTGTCTTCGACCTTCTCCGCACGGTCCTTCGTGGATGACGGCTCCGCCATCTTCTCGGGGCGGTGCGGCGGATTCATGATGTCGAAGTCTTCACTGCTCTTCACGCCGCTATACTTATACGCCAGCGGATAGTAGCCGCCCTGTGAGACGATGCGTTTTCCCTCATAGTTGGTCAGCTCGATCGTCGCGGCATCGACGTGCTTCATGCGGTAGTGGCGTTCCTTGTAGAAGACATCCGCCATCTCGCTGCCGAGCTTGGCAAGGGAAGCCCAGATGGCATCCGCGTGCTTGAAGTCCTCTTCCGAGAACTGCGCCAGGATTCCGTTGAGTTCGTCCTCGCTCCATCCGTAGCCGGACATGAGCCTCTGACGGTTCCCGAGGTTACCGGCGTTCAGCAGGATAAACGCCATCGCCTTTCCCTTGATGGTCGCGCCGTAACCGGCATGCCTGATGGCATCCTCGTTGTTGACCTTGGCGGAGATGCCGCGTTCCTTCGCGGACCGCATCAGCGCTTCGAGGTGCGGCTTGACCTCCTTGGAAATCTTCTCCTGCCAGTAGAACTGCTTGCTCTCACCCTCGGCAATCGGAAGCTCGAAGTATCTGCGGAACGCGCCGAGATCGTGCTTCCCGTAGAACTCCTTGTAGCCGGAGAAGAGGTGCGCGAACCACTGCAGACTCTTGCCGATGTGGAGTCCGCTGCGGACACGGCTCTTCGTCTTCTCCCATCCGCTGACCTCGTCAAGCTCGGAATAGTCTCCGGTCTTGTTCTCCGCCATCTCGCCGAAGATGGCGTCTTTCCGCTTCTTCAGTTCGGACGCGAAGCTCCCGTCGACCGATTCCATCATGTCGCGGCTCGCCTTGTAGAGGAACTTGAGAACCTTCCCGAGCTCCTCAAACTCGTCGTACTTCATGTCGGTGAACGGCTCGACGTTCGGGTTTGCCTCGTTGGACGGCAGAAGCATCGCCGCCTGCATCTTGTCGGACCACTGCGACATGATGCCGTTGGTGACCTCGGCGATATACGCCTGTTTCTCCGCCTCATTCTCGAAACGCATGGGTTCCGCGCGGAGACGCACCATTTCCTGAACGACCTGGTAGGGAGTCTTCGGATCGCCGGGTCTCGTCGTCCAGTTCGGCTTCGCGTTGGACAGACCGAAGTGCCGGTTCAGAGCCTTGATGGCGTTCAGAGCATCTCCGTCGATGGTGACTCCGGCCTTGGTCTTCCCGAATCGCTTCGCCTTGCGGAGCATCTTCTCGACTTCAGTATGGAGCTGACGCGCGACCTTGAGCTGGGCGGCAAGCCTGTGGACTTCCACCGCCGCATCAACCGCCGCCTCGCGGTTCCCCTTGTTCGTCTTGATGGTCTTCAGCAGACGCGCGACGCTGGACTTGAGGCTCGTCTCAATCGCACGGACCGTCTGGAGCTTCAGCATCTCGCCGACAGTCTTCTCGGCTTTCATCTCGCGTTCCGCCCTGTCGGTCTCTGCCGCGACCCTCTGGGAGAATTTCATCCCCTTGGTCAGCTTCAGAGCATCCATGATGGCATCGAGATACTTCAGCGCACCGGCATCGGAGTTCCATTCCGGTGACTCCATGAACGCGCGCTTGTACTCGTCAAGCTTCTGCGCCATGAAGTCGGAGATGAAGGCGTCTTTGCCCTTCGCCATGAGGAGATCGGACACAAGGTCATCCACGGTCTCATAGCCAAGGTCCTGCAGGGTCTTCATGATGTACTGCGGAGCTTCGGTTTCTGCGCCTTTCTGATACATCGGCGTGATGTCATGGTCGCGCAGATACTTCCTCAGCGCGTCGCCGAGGTTCGCCATGCGCTTGTAGAACGCCGTCTTCTCAAGGACTCCGCCTCTCTTCTTGTATTCGTCAAGGGTATTGTCGACCTTACCGCCGAGATAGTCCGAGATCATCTTCTCGATCATGGCGGCGGCGATAAGCTTGTCTTCCTTGTCCTCGAGCGTTTCCGGGAAGCCTCTCAGCGCGGTTGTAAGGTCGCTGAGATCGTTCTGGTCTTCGGTTCCGATCTTCTGCTCGGGAGCGCGTCCGTTCTCGTTGTCTTCTTCGGACCCCTCGAAGCTTTCGGTCTTGTGGCGGTTAATCTCGCGGGGCTTGCTCTTCTCGACGTTGGTGAGCGTGGTGTGGAGATAACGGGCGAGATCGCCTTTCTTCACCGCGCCGGAGCGTTGGAACAACGTCAGAAGAGCTTTGTAGAGTTCAAACAACGCGCTCGTCTTGTTGACACCCGTCTCCGGGGAAATCGGCTGGTAGTTGATGATTCTGCCGAGCGGGCCGCTTGCCTGATCGCCGAGAAGATCACTTGCGATCTTTTCGGCTTCGCCCTGCCCTTCAGGAAGCTTTACGAACGTGTCATTGGCAATGCCGTCGAACTGCATACTCGAACCGTCCAGTACCGTCGCACCGGCGATTTCCTCGTCGGACGCGCGCCTGGTCTCAGCCTCTTCCGGCTCTTCGGCAACAGGAGTCTGCTCTGCAGGAGCAGGAGCTTCCTGTTTCGGAGCGTTCGGCTCCACAGACTCTCCCGGCTCCACCGGTCTGTACGGATTCTTTACCGTCAGCCCCTTGTCGCGGAGCTTCTGAATCGTCTCCTCGGTGAAGCCGTTCTCGCGCAGGAAGCCCTCATAGAGCTTGTGCCCTTTGCCCTTGACATAGACGAACGCCTTCTCGACCTTCGATGCGTCATAGGCCGCATTGGCATCTCTCTTCCAGCGAGGAGTCAGTTCCTTGACCCCCTGCAGATACGCCTTGAACGTGACAAGCCATCTCTCTGCCTCGGAATCCTCGCGGACGCCTTCGAGTGCTTTCTCAAGGTTCGTCACCTCTTCATTGCTCATGCCGAGCGCACCCTCGTTGATGGCCTGCAGGATGTCCGACAGAACGGAGTTTTTCTCGGACACATAGTCCGTTGCGATGATGCTGTCGAAGAACTGCGTGATGGACGGGTCCATCTGCACGTCCAGCTTCTTTGCGTCGTCATAGATGGCGAGGAAGAAGTCCGCCAGTCTGCGGAGAGCGGTCTTCAGTTTGCTCGTCGCGGTCTCCGGCAGAACGCCGTTGTGGAGGTAATGCTCGAAGGCTCTCGCGAAGTATTCCTGTTCCATTTCCTTGACATCGAAGTATTCCGTGCCGTCCTCGCGTGGGTGCAGGAGTCCCTGCCGACGCGCCGCCTCCGCCGTATACTCCTGCTTGGTAAGCCACGCATCGATAGTCTTCAGATCCTGCTCCATCTTCTCGGTTCCGAGTCCGCCGTTGACAAGGGCGCGCATCGCCGTCAGCAGCCAGTGCGCGGACTCATGCGGAAGCGTGGATGCATCGGCGTTCTTGAACAGGACGATGAGAGCCTCATGGCATTCGGCGAACTTCTCGATGTTCGTCAAGCCGTAGCTCGCCGCACGAGCGGGACCGCGATCCTGGAACAGCGGCTGACCCTTCGTCATCACGTCCTCTTTCATCTTGTCCGTGACATCGAAGCCCCACATCTCGCGTCCTGCTTCCTCAACGTTCGGCAGTTCCACAACACCGACCTTCGAACCCCACTTCTTGATGTACTTGTCCGTGAAGTTCCTGAGGATTTTGTCGTAGAAGGTCTTCATGCCCTCGCCGCCGATGACGACGTTCTCGTCGAGCTGGATCATGTCGTTGTCTGCCTTGTTGTTCGCGATGTCCATGATCTGATTTCCGAGCTCTTTGCCGAATAGCTCCCGAACGTCCTTTCCCTCAAACTCTCCCATGGACGAGGAATCCACGATTCCGTTCTCGTCCACGGAGAACTTAATCTTTCCGCCGCCCTGACGATTCGCGAAGAACTCGCGTCCTTCCCCCTTTAACTTTACCTTTTTCGCAAAGTCTCTCAAATCCTCTTTGCTACCGGATCGAAGATCTCTGTCATCCACCGCCTCGATGGCGGCTAGAGCGTTTTGCATGGCCGCTCCGAAAGAACCTCTGCGGTCCAGCTCATCGAGAAGAACGAGTAGGAACCACGCCTCGTCTTCATTGAAACCAATTTCTTCGATGTCCTCCTGGTTCGCGTATCCCCACGTACTCACGAGATGATCACCGACAACCAGGGTGCGATGCCCTCTTCTCTCGACACTGGACAACACCTTTCCGATGTTGTACCGCTTCGCCTGCTGATTCCCGCTCGTCCACGCAACCTTGTCGAAGCCGTTCTCGGCGGCGTAGCGGATCATGCGCTTCATGCCGAGCTCCTGCCAGTTCTTCTCGAACGGAGCGGCGGGGACGGCATCATAACTCGGCAGGATTCTATCGTCAACCAGAACCTCGCGAGGCGATTCGTACTCTTGCCATCTTTCAACATCGTCATCGTCAAGCTTTTTTGATTCTTCGTTCAGGGCATTGTACCATTCCGCAACCTTTTCCCCAAATGCGGCTCGCACATCTTTTCCAATCAGATCCTCGAAATCAGGATGCTCCGTGTAGCTCGGATTGTCATAGTTTTCTATGATGCCATCCTTAATTCCAAATTCACCGTAGCGATTCGAGTCATTTGCGTCATGCACGGTAATCCAGAAGACAACTCCGCCGTTGAGGGGGTCTTTTTGTATGCTGTCAATATAAGCATTGTGTACCGCCCCAAACTCTCCGTCAGGCTTTCTGTCTACCTTATACCCTTTCTCGCGCCCCTCCTGATGCCGATTGGACTGGATTTCGTCGATTACAAGAACACGCTTGCCATCCGCATCGGTCGTTTCGCCGAAGCGAACCCATGCGATGGCGCGACCGCCAGTAGCATCTCCAAAGTGGACGCGGTCGCCCGGGTCCCACGGAGAAATCTCCGGGGAGTATATCACGATCTCATGCAGGTCATCAAGCCCCTTTGTCGTATAGTTGTTTCGCACTTCGGAGCCAGATATCTGTGCGATCTTTCCAGTTATAGAGTCGTTCAGCTTTTTCTGCGCGTCGCTCTCCTCCGCGATAAGCCTTAAGAGCTCAGCGTCGCCAGGCTCGCCCTGAACCTTGTCCGCCGCCGCGTCCATTGCATCGTTACACTCTTCCATCCTCTTTTCAAACTCCGAGTCTGATATCGTGCCGATGTCCTGAAGCCGTTCCTCTGTCCAATATTCGAACCCTGCACGTATGCGCGCGATAGATCGCTCAGCACCTCTGTTTGCAATGGAGAGTTCGGTAACGTTCTTGTTGTATACCTCTTCAAACGCCTTTTGGAGCCTTTCGCCTGCCTTTACCAGAACCTGTTTTGCCTTTGCCCACTCCTTCCACGGAAGATTGCGACTCTCATCTTCCTTGAAAACGAGATCGCGAAGGGCAGCACGCAAGGGACTCGTCTGACTCTCATTGAAGACCTCTCCCGTTACGTAGTTGATGCGGGCTCGTTTCTGCCTGAATAGTTCAGCATGACGCTTTGCGTACACCTCACTAGATGCACCGCCCTCAATCTCCAGCAAATCCACCATTCCGTCCTGGAACTCGTCGATGAGTTCCTGCTTGTCGATGGCGACATTCGGGTCACGTCCCCGGAAGAAGTCCTCAATTGAGCCGCGCCAAGAAACCTCGGCAACCTTCATGCCGCCGCTCTTCTGCAGATACGCCAGCCACTGCGCCGGGGTCATCTTCTGCTGAGGCGCGTCCTGAATCGCCTGCATCATGTTGGAGTAGAAGCCGGGGATACCGATGACACCCTGGAAGAGTGGCTTGTCCTGCTCAAGCACAATCTGGTCTTCCCTCGGCACGTCCTCGGTTTCGCTTGGCGGGATTTCGCGTCTGCTCTTGTCGGACAGTCCTGCGCGGAATTCGGCATTGCGCGACTGAACCTCGCCAGCCGTGCGCTTGTACTTGCGGAAGGCGGTAGATTCTTTCTGCATCTCCTGGAAGAGTTCTTCCGTCCGGGACAACTTCCGGTTGACTTCGCGGATGAGGTCAAGGATGTGGCCTGCCCCTTCCTTTTTGCCGTGCCATTTGTTGAATCTGTTCACGAAGAACTCAAGATTGTCTTCGTCGGCCTCGAATGCACCTATGATCGAGCCCTCCATCGCACGGGGGGCCTCGACGTTTTTGGATATCCAGTCGAAGATTTCCTCGGACATCTTGTCCATTTCTTCGGTAAGCTTGTTAATCTCATCGCGTCTTCGTGTCAGCGCAGGGTCATCCTCGTTTTTGATCTGTGCCGCAACCTTCTCGTTCGACCCGGGGGCGAATCCCTCGATGCGCTGAATCGCGTGCTGGACTTCATGGATGAGTGTCGGGAGGATCTCCTTCGCAAGCTTTTCCGCAGCCGCATTCCTTACGCTCTCATCACGGGACTGCCTGATTTCGCCAAGTCCGCGATCCCAGAAGGAGTTCGTGTTGAACGCGATCAGGTGGCGCGCATCATCCATGAACCCCAAGTCGTTATGATCCTTCATCGGGATGAACTCGACATTGTAGTTCTTGAGCTCAGGATATGCCTTGAATATCTCTTCTGCAAAGGCAAAATCACCGAGCTTCTTGACAAGAATCGTGCTCATCGATTCGGCGAGGTTTGCGACGTTGACCTTCATGTCCGGCAGTTCGAAGACGAATTTCCCGTCCTTCTGCTTGTTCCATCCGGTTGCAAGCCATATCGTCGTCGCATCCAGCTTCGCGGCATCCATCGTCTCGGCGACCTTCAGATTGTCCATGCGATCGGTCGTGCCTTCCTCGGCGTCGAGTCTCTGCGCCGCCTTGGGACCGGCAAGCTGATTCAGTTTCGCCTCATCAGACTTCGCGCGTGCATCCTGCAGTTCATTGGTCGCTTCCTGCAGTTCGTTGAATGCGTCGGTATAGGACTGCTCCACATCCACGGCATTCGGGTCGGCTTTCTGTCGTTCCTGCTGCTTCTTCTCTTCCTCGCCGAACTTGGCGATGGCTTCCCGGTATCTCGCCTCGGCGGCACCGAGTCGGTCACCGTTCTCTTTCACTCTCCTGACCGCCGCTTCGGTGTCGGCATAGGCTTTCTGCAGATTGAACTGCTCGGGACTTTCCGCGAAACGGAAGGACAGCTTCTCGATCATGTCCTTGACCGCCGCTTTCGCCTCGGTCTTACTGCCGACCCACAGATACCGCATGATGCAGTTCATGAGGGAGTAGTAGCCCTCAAGGCTCTTTGTGAAGCTCTCGCGCATGGCGAACTCAGGTCGCCCCTCTGCCCTTGCACGTTCCTCTTCATCCGCCTGTGCCTTGTTGATGGCGTTCCTGATGGTGTCGAGGTTCTCCGCGCCGAACTCCGCCTGCTCTGCCGCGATACGGTCCATCTCGTCCAGCATCTTCTTGTCGAACGTGCCCTTCGTGATCTCGATGTTCTTGACCCCGAATACCCCGTACTCGGCATTGATGGCGTTGTCCATGATTCTGTTGCCGAGGTCGCGCGCCGACTTGAACTTGCCATGGGACATGACGGAGATCACGGCATTGCGTGAAAGCAGGAGGTCGGTCCCGTTCTTCTTCGCGTTCTCAAGGGCTTTTTCGGTGATGCCCATGGCGCGGAGCGCGCCCTTCATGTCTTCCTTGTCTTCCGGTGTCGTCTCGTTGGAGTTCGCCTGCTGATGCAGGGCATCGGCTTCCTCGAACGGGAACACCCATATCGCATCGCCGACCGCGCTGTCAAGAACGTCTCTCATCACCGCAGGCGTATTGACGAGCGGAGTGTGCGGAAGCTGAGTCACGGCTTCGTTGATTCCTTCTTTCTCGCGCAGGAACCTCGCACGGGCTTCAATGGGGCGAAGCGGATGCGGACGATACCCTCGCGCATAATTTCCCACGAACGCCGCGCCTCCGAAGAGAACCTGCTGGAGTCCGAGAGACCACGCCGTGACACTGCGTTCGCGCGCGTCACCGAACAGGATGGATGCGTTCTCCGTTCCGGGTGTAATCGGGACATCGTTCCCGACCCACTTGTTGACCTCCTCCATGACGATTGTCGCAACGCGCGAGTTGAATTGCGCGATCTCCTCTTCCATCCATTCGCCGGTGGCACCGGAGATCGGAACGCCCTTCTTCAGCCAACTGTAGGTGATATGCCTCGCCATGGGGTCCATGCCGAGTCTTGCGATGACGGCGTTGCGGAAACGCCTCGGAACGAAGTATGACAGATGGCTGAGCGGAAGAAGATCGCCCATTTCCTCGGTCGCCATCTCGTTGACATGTTCGAACATGTGGGTCGCAAGACCGAGCCAGAAATCCTGCAGTTCCGGCTCGGTCGCCTGCACGCTGACGCCGTTCTCGTCGATGACGGACACAAGACCGCCGAGGTAGTCCCGGTTATACGCTTCTGCGGCGGCCTGCGCGGCAAAGATCGGAGCCCTCTTCACGTTGTGTTCCGCGATTCCGAGCAACCCTTTCCCGAGATTCTCCGCGAACTTGCTGATGGCGCCCTTCACGCCCGAGTCGGCGAGAATGGCACGGTAGTTCGTTGTCGCCGCCTCCATGACGCCCTTGGAGATTCCGCCCATCGCCATCATTTCAGCCATCAGACGCATGCTCATCATGACGCTGTTCGTGACCTCTGCCGGCTTCGTGAGACCACGCATCATGTCGTTCTCTTCCTTCAGCATCTCGAGCTTAGCAAGCTGAAGATAGACCGGGGAGTTCTCGTCCACGTTCGCGAGGTTCTGCGGACGCAGATTCGGGTCGGCGAGCCGCTCTAGAGCTTTCGCCCCCTCGATGATGCCGAAGAAGTTGACAAGCTCGCTCGGCTTGAGACCACCAGAGAAGACTCCCATCTCGCGGAAGTCTGCCACGCTGATGTCATCGGTGCGGATGTTGTGTATCTTGCCGAGTTCGGTGAATGCGCGCTGCAGGTCTTCGTCCGTGGTGTTCTTGAACTGCTTCTCGGTGAGATACCCCTGCATGACACGCATCAGTGCGCCGATGCGGATTTCCTTGTCGGTCTGCGCTTTGATCTCCGCGCGTTGCTCCGGGGTGGTCGCGCTTTCTGTCGCACTGTGATCGAATGGCGAGAAATTCTTGTACTGCTCGATGTCATACGCATTCCACGGAGACCTATGGAATTCTTCTTCCTGCGGTGCAGGCATCTGCTCTTCCCTGTTCGGAAGCTTTTCGAGAGCCTCCATCACCTTGTTCCAGTCCGGCGTGCTGTCCTTGAGGAACGGAACGAACTCAGGTCTTTGGGCGATAATGTCAACGAGTCTCGGATGCAGCGTGCTCGGGTCGAACACGGGGTGGATGTTGCGGTTGTCCGCCATCTGCCAGTAACGATACGAAAGCCCGGTTTCTTTTTCGTACTGATAAGCCGCCGCGACCTTGTTTCCGTCCTGTCCGGCCATGTTGGACAGCATGACATTCTGAGCCGCGATGTCATTGACGCTCGGCTCATTATACGTAATCATGGGAATGTCTCTGTTCATTCTTCAGCCTCCTCCGTTGCCACCGTCTGCGCTGCTCTTCTCCGTTCCGCCCATAGCATGAAGCTGATCGGGTCTTCCACGTCCGCCGTTTCTCCCATGTCAAGCTTCGTCCGCATAAAGTTGTTTATGGCGTCCTGATCATCCGTCCTCTTGAGCTTGTTGAAGTCGCTCTGCAGGTTGTAGTGCGTCTGCTCCTCCGGGTAGAGATTTCCGTATTTGTCGATGCCTTCGTTCATGAAGTCTCGGAGCGTGGTTTCACCGTCCGTCTTTCCCCAGATATAATAAGGCACTGCGCCGGGAACGAGATTCCAGAAGATCGACGGTCTCACTTTGATCGTAGCCCTTTCGAGGAGACGGCCGCTGACGTACGTCTTTACGCTATCCGCCTCTCTTTCTGCGCCGAGGGGCTTGGCATCGGTTGGATTGTCTCCGGTATGGAACTTCCGCATGACATCGTCTACAAGGTCAGGCATCATGTCGTTGACACTGACTTCCGTCCACGGCTTGTCATCCCGAGTCTCGTTGAGGACACCGGCAATCAGCCGTGCCGCCTTCGACCTCGCATCACTGGCAATCTGTCCGCTGAACATCTCCCTGAAATATGCGATATCCTCCGGGAAGAGCCAACCGCTTCCGTTCTTTTCATTGTAGGTGCAGAACGCGATGAACGCATTCTGTCCGTTTTCGGTCTTTAGGTCGAAGGTCGTTCCATCCTTGAACGAAATCTGGCGGTCATTCGTATAGAAGCCGAGCTTGAATCGCGCGACCGCCCTCTTGCGGGAATCGTCATCATGCCACGCCTTGTTGATTGCGGCCTGCTGTGCGTCTCTTCTCTTCTGTTCGGCTTCAAGCTCCTTGGTTCGCGCCTCCTCGTTCTTCTGCCACGCTTCGGCAAACGCCTTGTCAAGTTTCGCTTCTCCTTCGTTATAGTCGTTCTGCCACTTGTCATGCAGAATCTGAAGCTGGTCTCTGACCGGGTTGTCCGGCATCGTGCTCATGATGTTCTCCAGCATCATAAGGTCATGGCCGACCATCACCGGGTCTTTGGACTGGAACAGACCTGCCGCCGCTTCTTCGACGGCAATGCCGAGGTTTCTCTGCTGGGTCTTTACGAGATCACTGTACCACGAACGGATGTACTGCGCCTTCTTCTGATCCTTGGAGTCGGAGGAGGATTCAAGATCGTTGATGACATTCCAGAAGTACTGGTCCTGCTTCTCGGTCCAGTACTCGCCGCCCATGCTTCGCGGGTCGGATGCCTTGATGTCGCCGAAGATCGCCCTTGCTCCATAGAACGTCTCCTGATAGTCAAGCTGCTGGTCGAGGACCTGCTTGATCTGAAGCTTCGCTTCCGGGCTGACAGGGAGAAACGCATCGCCGACCGGAAGGCCTTCCTGGTCGATGGCGTTATAGAGTTCGTAGAGGGAGCCGACATCGCCGTCTTTCGAATACTTCTCCGCGATGAGACCGGCGGCGGCATCCACGACATTCTGCCGTTCCATCATGAATATCTTCAAACGCCCTTCCACGGCCTTCTGAGAGTCGTTGAGGACGCGGATGGATTCGTCTTCGGGGTCGCCGTCATAGAACGGAGATTTGCCCTGCGCGATGCGGTCTTCGCCCCATTTCCTGATGCGCTCATCGATCTCCGGCGTAATATCGCCTTTCATGATCTGATCGACATAGTCAGCCGTGTAGGGATTCAGAGCCGGAACTTCGGTTTCCTTGCCATTGATCTTGTAGCCTCGGCTGAGTTCCGTGACCGCCTGTCCCTTATCGTTCTCAAAGATGCCGAGCCAGCCCATGTTCTTCTTTGCTCCGTCGAACTTCCCGGTCTCCGGGTTCCATCTGCGCCCCCAGTCTTCGAGCAGGGAGTCCGGCAGCCTCACACCATACTGCGCCTCATAGAGGTCCGCCTGATAACCGAGCGCGGCGATGAGGTCGTTCGGGTCTTCCGTGAGCTGATATGTGGCAAGACCGTTCTGGACAAGGTTCTTCTTCTCGGCGATGGATGCGCTCCGCGTGTTGCTGAACTCATGACCGTTCACGGAGTTCCAGAGGGAGAGACGGAGACTGGCGAAACGCTGACCGAAGATTCTCGCCGCTCTCGGAGTGAGGTTCGCCTGACTGTTCGCGAGCATATTGTCCATGAACGTGTCGAGCTTCTGCGTGTTCCCCTCGGCTTCGCGCCCCGTGCGCTTGTTGAGTTCCGCCGCGAACTTCGTCCCCTCGGTCGTCGCCTTGTTGAGGGCATCAGTAAGGGCAAGGTCATCCCTCTCCGCCTGGAGCTTGTCGTTCCTCTGCTTGAGTCCGAGGGCGAGACTGAACGTCCCCTTCTGAAGTCCCTGCCCCGCTTCGGTCAGCATCTTGCCGGTTTCATAGAGACCGTTGTAGATGGGAACCGGACGCAGATGGAACTGCGCCGTCTTCTCTTCGGCCTGGTATTGCGGTGTGATGTTCTGTAATGCCATGTCGAGGTCTCCTTATGAAGTCATCTGCGATGCACCGAAACCGAACTGCGTGTACGGCTTACCCATCTTGAGCAGGTCGGCAGATTTCGTAGCTTTCTTGGTCGACCCGGTCATGCCGGCGATCATCCAGTCGGTCGACTGCGCCGCGCCGAATGTTCCGGTCAGCGGTTCCTCCACGGCTTTCTTCCCGAACAGGCCGAGTTCCGTCCCGAGGCTGAACGAGGACATCGCTCCCTGTGCGAGGTTTCCGAGAGTGGAGAGCATGCCGCCTGCGGCAACACCGGGGATGAGGGCTCTCGCCCCCTTCGCCTGTGCGCGGTAAAGGTCGGCCTGCTGACGGTGTCCGGCTTCCTGAACCTTGTACTGCCACGAACGGGATGCCACGTCATACTCGAGGTTTCTCCGGTCCATGTCATAGGAGTCGGCGAGGTCGGCTTGGAAATCATTCGGCGAGCCGCTTCCAAGGACAACGCCTCGACCTGCGAAGTCGGCGTTGACATGCCCCTGCATCTGCTTCATCTGGTTGAGGAGAGCCAGCCGTTTCTGATTCGCCTGAAGCTTGTTCGCCTCGGCGGACTGCGCGGCTATCTTCGCGTTCTCGTCTTCGACCTTTGCCTGGAACTCCGCCTGTGCCGCGACTGCCTGCTGTTGCTGGATGCCGCCGATGGTGGATGCGATGCCTCCGGCGAGGGTCGCCGCAACGCCAACGGTCTCAGCCGCCATGACGCCGACACCGGCTACGGTGGCAAGTGTTCCGGTCGCGCCAAGCGCACCGCCGATACTCGCCGCAGTCACACCGCCGATACCAAAAATGGCGGAAAGGGTTAATACGCACATATTCAGCCTCCTATGTGTAAGTGACAGAACCCGTCTTTCGGCGGGTCAACTTCAAAACCGATCATCCGCAGCCACTTGATAGACGCGGTGTAGTCCTCGTCGCACCAGTTCTCCAATGCGCCGTAGATACTGCGGAAAGCGCGGACGACCTTTCGCCCGATGCGGACCATGAACATCGGACACTTCTTGCATCCGTCCGTACCGATAGCCCAAATCTTCGATGTGCCGAGAATGGAACCGCACACGCCGTAGATCATGATTGGCGTTCCGTCCAGTTCCAGGACGTTGCAGACATCGCTCGTCGCGGCGGAAAAACGGATGGCGTCCGCAGGAATCGGGAACCCGGACTTACGGATTTCACGCTTCGCCTCTTCGGTCATATTCTCTCCGATGTATTCCACATCGCTCTTGTCAGCACCTCGAATCAGGAACTTCATTCGACACTCACCTCCGTCCTCACGGCGAGGACCGTTGCAGGGAACGGGTCGTCCGAGGTGAAGCGAAGGCTCGCCTCGTCTCTCGCATAACCCGGGATGGAAGACCGGATCTTTCCGCTGAACAGCGTGACGGCGGAATACTGGTCGATAATCGGAACCTTGAGGACTTCCATGTGGTTGGAGTCCGGTCCGGCGGAGATACCCGCCGTCTCCAGGAATTCGAACGTCACCGGTCCGAGCGTCTTCCTCGAACCGAAGCGCGTGCCGTCCTGTCCCTTGACATCCGGGTCGACGGTGATGACTTCCATTCCGTAACCGAGACCGAGCGTGATGTGGCTCGCCTCATGGTCGAGGGTAATCATGCCGTTCTCCACGGTGCGCGGAGAGACGAGAGAGCCGTCTGCCACGCCGGTTATGACTTTCCCCTCGAGGTGGTCAAGACCGGAGACACGCGTGACCGGGGACGGCTCGACGGTGGAAAGACCGCAGTCCACGAACCACGAATTCTCGCTCGGCTCGTTCCATTCGCGGAGCATCTGACGTTCCACGAAGTAGTGACCGTCGCGCTCGACGAGGAAATAGACCTGGTCTTTCATGTCCTCATGGATGCAGCAGACGGATCGGTAAACCGCATCCTGACTCTCATGCTCCGCCCATGCCCATACTTCCTGCTCGCGGATGTACGTGAACGTAAGGAGCTTTCCGTCCTCCCTCACGACGTAGACCGTCGAGAAGGGGTTCTGCTGGTAGGCCCAGTCGCGGATGGGAACAGGGAAGAAATGCTCGGCGAGGATGGTGCGGTTGTCGCCGGAGTAGCCGTCTTCCTGCAGGTTATAGTGAACGTCGCGGACCGTTCTGCCCGAGGCGTCGATCATCAGAATCGTAGTACCCACGACAATCGGCGGAACATGGGAACTTCCCCAGTAGGATTGGGGACGGAAGCCGATGTTGCCGGGGGTGATGGTGTTGTCCTTGCCGAACATGCGGAACTCCGTCACGTCGGTGAGGACGAAATTGTCGGAGAGGGCGATGAAATGTCGCACCTCGTTGCGCTGACGGGTATCAACCGTGACCGTGATGGCGGAATCATCGCGAAGCGGCTGGGAAACCGCCATGGAGTCGAACGCCCCGGTCTCCGTGAGCCACACGGTCTGCGGGTTGAGATACGTGCCGCCGAACATCAGCCTCTGCTGATAGATGCCGACCGCGCCGGGGTAATGGTTCACGACATCCGTAGACTCGATGGGAACGCCGGGAGTCGATTCGGCAGGGAACTGGAAGAACATGCAAAGCCCCTCGGGTCTCCGGGAGGTCTTGGTACTGTAGGACTGCGTGGTGCTGTTGTAGATGTAGAGCGGAGTGTCCGGCGTGAGCTCCACGGTCTTGCTCTTGAGGATGGCCGGCGGAGAGTTGAGATAGGTGAACACCTTCGTCCATCCGTACTTCGCGGCGTCCTTCGAGGTGTCGCGCTTATAGACCGCCTCAACGACTCCGTTATAGACCTCACGGAAACCAGTCTCCCCGCTGTCTTTCGCGATGAGGGAATAAGACCATTCATCCGAACCTTCGGTCGGTGACTTGAAATAGATTTTGTAGAATGCCGCGTCGGACGAGACCGGAATCAGAAGCGCGCCGTCGGCCTGTACGTTCTGTGCAGGGGAAGCCGCGCTCTCCGCACCGCCGCTGTTGACGGCGGACACGCGGACTTCATAATAGGTGTCAGCCGCCGTGTTCACGGATTCAACAGGCTGGAACGTCGGCGTCTCCGGGGAATGGAACGGGTCTCGGTATTCCTTCGGAGAAACACTGCTGTCCGGTTCGATGTTGTCGTCGATGAACTTCGTGGTCTTCGTGTTCCCCGCCCACTCGAACCATCCGTGCATATTCTTGTAGACATCATAGCGGACTGCCCCTTCCACGGCATCCCACTTCAGCGTGACACGCGACCCCTGCGGCCACGTGGAGAGAGTCTTGACGGACACCGCGTCGGACGGCAGGGACTCCATTCCGTCGGCATTGACGGCAGAAACCTTGTATTCTGTCACGGTTTCGAGGTACGTTCCGCTCGGATCGCTGAAGCCGGTCTTCGTCGCGGTGAGGTTCACCGGCGGCTTGATGCTCGGTTCGAAGTTGATCTCCTCGAACTTCCAGTTGGTGTGACTGAACCGCATGAGCTTCTGCGGCGGGTATTTTCTGTGGGCGAGGTAGAGGATGTCATTGCTCTGGGCGAACTTCAGCTCGGGCAGGTCTTCGAGGCGGTAGGGAGACTCGATCTCATAGGGGTCATCGCCATTCATGACCACGCCGCCGTCCGAGAAGAAGCGCACACGCTTGTCCATGAAGAGCAGAGCATAGGTTTCCGCCTGCGAATAGGTGAACGGGATGAGCAGTCCGTCATCCTCCTCGGACACGAACCGCGTTCCCGGACGCTTCGTCACGCCGCCCTGCGCCATGACGATCGCGTTCTTCACGACCTGACACGCCCCCTCGTATTTCGCGAGGTCCACCCGCGCGCGGACCTGAGGCGAGATCGCCCCAGTCGTGAAGTTGTTCTGCAGGAGCTTAATACTCATACCTCACCTCGACATAGGGGTTCTGGCTGAGTGCGAGGTCGCGCTCGTTCTGGGATTCCTCGGATGCCTTGCTGATGATTGCCTGATAGGCATTCAGCATGGACGCCATGAGGTTTTCGCTCTGACGGACGGCCATGGCGAGTTCACCGCCGAGCTTGTAGCTGAACGCCTCGATGAACTTGGAGTCGAACAAATCCACGTTCTCCTCGTCGCGGACGTACTTCACGATGGGGTTCCTGAGGCGCGTGTAAATCTTTCCGTTGTAGACACGGAACCATTCCGTACGAAACGGAGAGCCGATGCGGGAGCCGACGAACTCGGCTCCGATCATCTGCATCTCTCCGGGCCCGTTCGGTCCGGTGGTCGGAAACACAAGGCTTCCGTCCTGAGATGCACCGACGCCTCCGGGAGGCAGGATTTCCACCACCCGAAGACAATCGGAGGGAACGACGCAGGAGTAGGCAAACTTCTCGCCCGGCTCATCCGACTTGACCGTCGGCAGAAGCTCGATCTTCATCGCGAAGCTCCAGTCGTAGTCGCGCAGGACGGCGCGCCGGGAGATGTCGTACAGCATGGTCGCGGACCGTGCCGGAGTGGAACCCTCGTCCATCGACTGAATGGGAGATTCGCCGATACGCATGAGGGCCAGATTTACGATGTCAAGTTTTCCTACAGCCATTGGGTCGCTTCCTTATTTCTTGGTTTTCTTTTTGGTCGAGGCAGGAGGCGGCGTTGCCACCGTCTCCTCGAGTGTGTCGGGCTTCGCAGGCTCTTCGAGAGGGGTAGCCCACGAGGGAGTCTTCCCCTCATACTCGAAGATTTCGCCTTCGCACACATAGTGCGAATCCACGAAGCCGTCTGCTCTTGCCCGGTACTTCATCAGAGATCGCGGGTGGCGTAGACGGACACAACGCCCGTGACCGTGGCGCCGCCGACGGTGATGGTCGTGCGGAGATACCGCTTGGAACCAGCGGGGACGCGGAAGCAGGTGAGTTCGGTGCCAGGGATGGCGTCCTTGACCTTGATGGCGGGACTGAGGATCAGGTCCTCGAAGTGACCGTCCACGGTGTCATCGGAGGTCTGGAGCTTGAACTGAAGAGTCGAGGCAGTCGTGCCGCCGATAGCGGCGGTGCCGCCGACGACGGCCTTGACAGTCAGTTCCTGACCGACGGCATCACCGGCTTTTTCCTGGTCAACGATCTGAGATTTGTTCGATTCAATGGCCCCGGACCAGACGGTCGTGCCCTTGATGACGGTACCGACGGAAGCGCCGGACATGGCGACTTCGCGGGCGAACACGGTTTTTGCATCGAGAATAGGCATGGTTTTTCCTCCTATGCGTTGTTGATTGAATCAGGACACCGACGGAACGGTGCCTTCGGTCGCGAGCAGGCTCTGCTGGACGCGGATCGGGATACCACGGTAGTTGAGGACCGGCTTGCCCTGAACGTCGCTGTAGTTGAGCAGGAGGTTCGAGGTCTTGCGGGTCTGGTTGTCGAGGAACTCGAGAATCTCGGGACGGCAGTAGATCGCCGTGCGACCGGAGTTCTGACCGGAGTAGCCACGATATTTCAGCTTGTAGTAGGCCTTGTTGAAGAGGCCGAGCAGGTCAGCGGCAGGATGCTCCACAGTCGGGCTGGCGAGATAGTTCATGTCGAGGTTCGCGATGCGAACGGCCGCTCTCCAGTCTCTCACGCAGAAACCGGCATCCCACTGATAGTGAGTGCGGTAAATCTGGAACTGGTTGCCGAGGGCGTCCTGCGCGGTGTGATAACCGAGGGACTCTTCCTTGAAACCGGCGGTCGTGGCGGCGGGGTAGATGCCGTGGACGGCAGTCGGACCCCAGGTCACGAACCAGACGGAGGTGTTGTCGGAGCCGGAGCCGCCGCCGTTGATGCAGTTGAACGCGGATTCGGTATGCGGAGTGGAATCCGTGCCGCACTTGCTGTAGTAGTGGCAGAGACCGACGGGTTCGGCGATCTTGGAGGCGTCACCGTAGAACATGACTCGGGAGATTTCCTGACCGAAGGACTCGATCATGGCCATGTTTTCCTGGGCGATGAAGTTCGCGGCACCCTCCTGGCCGTTGGCACCCTTCTTCGCCAGTTCGATTTCCTTGGCGTCGATTTCGCTGTACGCCTCGAGCATACCGCAGTTCGCTTTGATCTGCGCGCGGGTGCTGCCGGTGCGCGGAACACCCATGTTGAGCATGCGCCACGTCGGGGTCGGCAGACCGGTGCAGATCGTGGTGATGTGCGTCTGGCCGCTGTTGCAGGCGATCCACGGGATGTCCTGCAGGGCCTCGTTGGTTTCATTGAGCATTTCAATGATGGTCGAAATGGAAGCATTACCGCTCCCACGGGCAATTTCAAGAATGGTGGGGTAATTCATGTTTCACTCCTTATAAGTCGGGGAACCGCGCCATGTTGATCTGCGATTCCGATGGTTGCGTTGACTGCGTGTTCTTGGTCATGTTGTCCTCGGCCACGAGTCTTCCCGCAGTGACGAACAGGTCGAAGAGCTCCGGGGAGTCCTGAAGCCAGGTACCCGTGAAGAGCTTCCGCTGGGCATCCGTAGTCAGCAGCAGCCGGACACCCTTGTCAGCAAGAGCCTTCTGTTCACGGAAGTCCTCGCGGGAGCGGATGCTGTTGCGCCACTCCTTCTGTCGTTCCATGAGCTGATTGGCTTCCGCCGTCTGCTGATCCTTCGCGAACTTGCAGTAAGCGTCGATAAGCTTCTGCGCTTTGCTCTGGGTCAGGTTGAGTTCCTTGAAGATCGAACTCGCCTCCGTCACGCGGTCGTTGTCCAGCTGGAAACCTTCGGGGACAGTGAATGCTTCGTAGGACTCCGGCGCGCCTTCCGGCTTCGCGGGTTCTTCCTTCTTCGGTTCGATGAGAGGGGAGTCCCCCTCTTCCTTCTTCGGCTCGCCGCCTTCCGGCTGGATGACAGGGTTGTCTTCCGCCGCAGGAGCGGGAGTCGGATTCTGCGTCTGGTTCGCTTCAGCCGGTGCGGGTGCGGTTGGTTCCTGTGCCGCAGGGGGCGTGTTTTCGCCTTCAGCCATTTTCTCCTCCTCCTTGTTCGTTTGCGAGGTTGTTGTATTCGGATTCGGCCATGTACGTTCCCTGCGGGGAAACAGCCTTCATCCAGTCGAGAATCTTGAGCCCGGCCTCCTTCTTCGCGAGGAGGCTGTACGCCGTCGCATTGTGGGCGTAGCTCGGGTCGAAAACGTAAAGGTAGTCCGTGACGATGTGCCACAGGAGGAGGCGGGTTCCGGGATCCGCCATCGCGCGTTCCATCGCCTTCTCCAGCTGAATCTCAAGGGCCGTTCTCTCGTCTTTCACAGGATGGGCCCTCCCATGCCGCCGCCGAGCAGAGCCTGGATATTCGCCGGGTTGGCGTCACCCATTGCCTTCGTGGCGTCCGCAAGGTCCTTGGCGACCGGCGCGCCCTGCGCCATCTGCGTCTGCTGCTGTTCCTGCTGAACCGCCGCGTCGTATTCGTCCTCGGACGCGAACAGCTTCGTCGGCGTTCCGATCATCTGGTTGTACTGGTTGACGAGCTCATACGGCTTCAGCATATGCCGCGCTTCGGGAGCTGCCGCCATAAGCGTTCCGATGAACTGGACGCTCTGCTCGATTCGGTTCACGCCGACGGCTTTCTGAGCTTGGCTCAGAATGGAGATATACTCGATGTCCGTCACGGCATCCGCACCGAGTTCTTCCGGCGGTGGCGGAATCATCCCGGCGTCCCACGCGATCTGGAACACACGGTGGATGACAGGGTCGAGGTATTCGCCGTGGATGCGTTCCAGCACGGGGCCGAGCATGAGGAGTTTTTCTTCGTGCCGCTCCGTCACCTCGCGCGCCGTCATCTGCGGATTGTCCTGCATGAGAAGCGCGAGGAAGAGGGAATTGTACAGCCCCTCCTTGATGTCGTTGATGAGGATGTTCTCCTTGCCCTGCACGGAGTTGATGTCGAGGGGGACCGTGTAGAGGGGACCCATGGCGTCGGTCGCAAGACTGTCGACATAGGTCACACCGCCGGGAGCCGCATTGATTCCCTGCCGACGGACGGAAGAGGGAGCTCTCATCGGCGGAGTCACGATCTTCGCCGCACCCTTGAGGATGTCGGATTCCATCGCCTGCAGGGTCTTCGTGTCAGCAAGGACATCGAACATCGGCGCGCTTCCGTACACGTCTGCATCGACCACATCCCAGCGCGGAGTCATCAGCGGCCACATCTTGTAGCCGGACTCCTTGAGGAAGCCCTCGGAGTTCCCGCCGCCCCCTACGCCGCCTCTCGCGAGGTCGTCGAGGAAATGGACGCTCTTCACGGGAAGTCTTTCGTCGACCTTGAGTCCGTAGACCTCGGGATGCTTGAAGACGCCGATGATGACGGCATACTTCTCCTCGAACCGACCTGCCTCCATATTAGCCTTGACTGCATCGGGAACCCTGTCACCATACCTCTGGTTCATCTGACGCGCGGTCAGGACTTCCCGATAGAAGAAGGTATCGATCTCGCCGTACTGGTCCGCCCCCATCCAGTAGGTCCCTGTCGTGAACGTACGGCAGTAGAACACGTCATCGGGATGTTCCAGGATAGCCATCGCCCCCTGCCCGAACCCCGCCATTTCCTCATAGGTATGGAGTGAGGCGGAATAGAAGTTCGTCCGGCGGAACAGACCCTCGAGGATTTTCTGCACCTCGTCATACCATTCCCGGACAGGGCGGTAGTTGTTGATGTTCTCGTCGGGATTCGCGAGGGAGAACCACTGGCGCGCCTTACTCGTCACACCGGACTGGATACCTGCGGACAGAACCTTCAGCGCACGTGATGTCGTTCCGTTGATTCTCTTGTCATGGCGGATCCCGGAGTTCGCTTCCGCGACGTTCTCGATTCCGTCCAAGGAACGCCCGCGCGCAGGAACCACCAAATCACGGACATCCCTCCACGTCGGCTCCCACGTCAGCCTCTGATTCACAAGCTCGCGGAAATGTCTCCGCACCCTCTGTACAGGCGTTCCCACATCCATCTCACTGCCCTCCGAGCTTCTGTTTCATGAGGACGGGACCCGTCATGGCAAGCGCACCCTTGGTCATGTCGCTTGCGGCGACACCTGTCCGACTGGCGGCTCCAGCCATCCCCGTCGCTCTCGTCTTCTTCGCACTGGCATCCGCTCTCCGAACCGTCTCCGGCTGCGGAGGAGCAGGCGTCACATCGGCAGTCTTCGGTACGGCTCCCATTACATCCCCCAGTTCCATGTGTAGTTATCGTTGCAATACGCCTTCCCTTCGAAGGCATAATCGAAATTCTCGTCACCCCTCGCCGCCACCGGCTCCGCAAACGTCAGGGCCAGGGCATCAGCCCTATCCGGCGAAAACCCTACCCTTTCCCGGATTGTCTCCTTCGTCTCAAGCTTCAGCCGACTCTGCCCGTCATATGTGTAGGTCGGCGCGGCCAGCTCCTTCGTCAGCTCATAGTCGTCGGGGATCGCCCCGCCATTCTGCAGCCACTTCCGCAGGGAATCCCACATCTCGGCGCGCCGGTTGGCGTATCCGTTCACCGTATGGTCCAGAGCCTGGCCGCCGAAGGGAACCTCGATCACGGTATCCCCTAACTGCCGGAGTCTGTCAATCACACCTTCGCCACGACCCGCATCGATAAAGACCGCATCCGGCTTCTCCGCCACGATCCTTCGATGCAGCAGAGACGCAAAGGACATATTGTCGATCCCGACAATCCTCTGATAAGGAAAGGCCGCAAGTCCCCGCCTCGGCTGTATCACACACGCATCTCCCCCAAACCGAGCAACGTCAACCCCGAATATCAGCGGGGACTTGCAGTAGTCTTCTTCCCTCAGCCCCTTCCCCTTGGCCTTGTAGATGACATCCAACGGAATCAGGGTATTGTCACAGGAGGCATTGAAGTCACACTCGAACTCCTGCCTGTACTGGGCGTCCGTCAGGTCAGCCCTTGCATTGTCGAGTTCCTCTTCCGTGATCCACCTGAGTTTCCCGACAGTATCGGAAGCCCGGAACACCATCGAAGCCCATCCGTCCTTGTGACTGTTCCCCCTGTTATACAACTCGAAAAACAGGTTCATCCCCTTCGGCGTCCCGATAAACAGACATTTCCCCACTCTGTCCGCGAGAGCAGGACGGACGACTTCCCCCCAGACATAGGGCTTCATATCCGCGACCTCGTCCATGACGACATAGTCGAAATAGAGTCCTCTCAAGGCATCGGCATTATCCGCACCATAAAGGGTGACCCTTGCATTATTCGGGTAATTCACCGTCAGTTCCGTCTCGTTATAGGAGACACCCGGAATACTCTTCGAGTAGCGTTTAATATAGTCCCACGCAACGTCTTTCGCCTGCTTACGGTACGGAGCGATATACGCCCCACGGAAATCCGTCAGCCCAGTAAACGCCGCCCCGAGATTCAACTCATTCAAGGCAAAGACCGTCTTCCCCCAGCGACGATGACAGACCAGGACATTGAACCGACTGTTCTCACAACTCTTCCGAGCCTCCCTCTGGAATACATGGGGCTCAAACGGAAACTTCACATTCACAGTCTCAGTTCTCATCCGTCACCTCCGCATCCACCGGAGTCCCGTAGGGATTCACACAGTTGATCTGGACATTCACCGTCTGTCCTCCCCCTGCCCCTTCCTTCGGGTAATACCCCATTAACTTCGACAGCCCCTCAGCCGCCCTGTCCCTCAATACCTGCGGAAGACTGAAACTCCTCATCCTCTGAGTATAGTAATCGGCTACCTCGTCCTTCGAAGCCACCGTACCGACACACATACCCCTCTCCGAAGCATAGTTGATCATCGTCCTTACAACCGGATTCCGAAACGCCAGCCGAGCTTCCATACCCTCGCCTAACCCCGCCTTCTCCGCAGTCAGCCAGTGGATACCCTTGTTCAATACCCACTCCTGAATGTAATCCACCTCTTTCTCACTTAACCCGATCTCCGAACCAAGATTATACAGGTTCTGCACCTTCTCCTTCTGGGCATACCCCTTGGCAGGCAATATGTACATCTTCCCGAAATTGTCCTCGCCTAACTTCCCCTTCTTCTGATAGCCACGCTCACCAAGATGCTTCATCATGTCAAGCAGAGCTTCAAAAAAAGCAAGCTGTGGAGGTGTGAGGGACACCCCCTGCGCGTCTGTCGCGAGGTTTTGGGGGGCCACCCCCATCAATTCGTTTTTAGCCATACCTTGGTCCCTCTCGTGTCATCCACAATACCGCGCATGTATCGCGCTCGCGTCCTGGTTCGGTCGGTCTTATAGATTGCATCCAGGCAGCCGGATCTCATGCGCGCTGGCACACATGTGGCACATACGCACACATGCGAACTCATGTTATCAGGATGCAAACCTATTTCCTGCGCTATTATTATAGGATGCGTACGCGTTTAAAGCAATTTAATTTCGCAATGATGCGATGTTTTCCGATTCATACATGACAATCTTTTTTCGCATTTTTTGCGATTCATACGGAATTTATACGGTCGCCGAGCGTTTATATAGTGCATCCTCCAAGATGCATGCTCTAAAGACAATGCACTATAACCAATAACCCATAACCAGGGAGACCAACATGAGAAACTCTAAACAAGGCATCAAGAATTACATGCGCCGTGCTAAGCGCGCCATACGTAACGCCCAGAAACGCATGCATGTGTCCGTAAAAAACAAAAAGATCGGCGCAATGTTGAACGTTAGCACGCTGCCGCTTGTGACGTGCGGCAATTGCAGCAAGTGCTCCGAATACTGCTATGCGATCCGCGTGTGTAATTATTCGCCGGATGCGCTGCGGGCCTGGGCTGACAATACTGTCCTTTACAAGACGGATCCTGACGGGTATTTCCGGATGATCCAGGAGCGGATCGCGGAGGCGGAAAAAGGCGGGAATCCGTTTAGATTCTTCCGGTGGCATGTAAGCGGAGAGATCCAGGACGACCGCTATCTGACGGGCATGTATGAGACCGCGCGCATGTTCCCGGAATGGCATTTCTACACTTATACGAAGATGTTCGATCTTGTTAATCCGCGCTATGATGAGAAGCCCGGCAATCTGGTTATCATGTACAGCAAATTGAATGTTGACAAGATCGATAACCCGCACGGGGCCCCGGAGTTCGTAACGTGCCTTAAGAAAGACGATCCGAAACAGTATGCCGGGATGCATCATTGCGATGGCGACTGTCACAAGTGCTGCGAGACCGGGCACGGCTGTCCGTATGGGGAACCGACCTGGAACGATGAGCACTAATGGAACAAATAAGGGGTCCCTCGGACTAAGGGACCCCGCCTAAAATAAAACACTCCGCAATTCATAACATAACCAAATAGAGGATGTGAAAATGTTCTACTCCAACGGCCTTGACGATGAGAACTATTTTAACAAATGGGACGACACCGAGGAAGTCAACCCGGATGAAGAGAATTCCGGTATTGATGAAACGGAGCCCACGCCGGAACAAATCAAGATATGGCAGGAGATCGCTTTTCAGGCGATGATCTAAAACAAGAGGTGACGACATGACAGAAAACGATTTTGAAGCATTGGCGGACCTTATCCAGGCGGCGATGAAGGCCGAGAGAGAAGAATGCTGCGCGATGTGGATCGATGAGGAAACGCGGAGACGTTTGAAGCTCGCTGACTGGGACCAATACGCGCAGGTGACGCGGGACCGTGTCCGTGCGATGTGGGACAAGTTGTACGACATGAAACTCAGTTTAAGAGGCTAAGAGACCCTAGTTATGGGATCGCTGCGGTGGTCCCATACATAGGACCCCTTAACCAAACCCCAAAGAAAGGAAAAAGCGATGTTTACCAGAATTAACATCATGCTTAGCTTCGACACTGTCGAAGAGATGAAGCGCGCGTATGCGAAGCTTGAAACGATGTACGATGAAGACGTCTCACATTTCTTCGGTGTCGACATGTGCCTGGATTGGCTTGATGCCTACGAGGAAGCGCACGAGATCGCAATCGTTGCGGAGACGGAGAAAACGCCGGATGCGGATGACGCTTTTGTGGTCCACGTCTACAGTCGGTTCGAGCTCGGAGCGTCCCATGTCAACGCGGAATATGACTGCATCGAAGGCGGTGTCTATTTCACACTTAAGGACGAAGGCGAGAAAATCACGCTGCGGAGCATTCCGGCGGAGCATTTCCCCAAGTTCGAAAACGATGATCCTTTCGATGATCCCGAATGCAGGGAAAAGGTCGATGCAGCCTATGAGGAACACGCGACACGCGAAGTCATCGGCACGGATGACGGCTACACCATCCGCAAGCCGGTCCGCTGAACCATAACCAACCCAACACGGAGACACAAACATGACACACACAATCAAGGAAACGGAGATCGTTGAAACCGTCAAGAGCTTCCCCAGGGGGCGCTTCATCGCCGTGAGCTTCATCAAAAAAGACGGGACGTTGCGCCGTGCGCTCGCGATGATGGGGGTCCACAACCCGAGCGATCCCTCCATGGCGCCGAAAGGCGTGGGAGAGACTCAGCGCATGGCATTGCTGAAGGACCGCTTCAAGTTCTATGATGCGACCGTCAGCGGCTATCGGCAGGCCCTCTTCAGCGGAATCATCAGCATGACGTGCAACGGAGAGACCTATATCGTGGATCACAACGAGGAAAGGAAAACGGCATGAACTACATCAGACTGAACCGCACAGGACACTATGTCCACCCGGACATGAACGCGACAAGCACCCACGGAGCCATGACTGTCGGCGAGCTCCGCGCAGCTTTGGAAGAGTACGATGACGAAGCCGTGGTCCTCATCGACAACGGAAGCTGGACGGACTTCGGTCTGGACTATGTCGAAGAGGCGGAAGCGCAGAACTACGAACGCGACTTCGATGACTGCGCCTGGGACGAAGACAAGATCGAGAGACACAGCAAGGAAGGCTGAGACTTTCAAGTTAGGGGACCGGTCACGATCCCCTACATTGAGAACCTCAACCCAAACCAAGAAAGGAAGACAAGCCATGAAGAAAAACAACATGATGCCGGAGCAGATCGCTCTCGAGATCGCGCGGAGAGTCGCATGCCACGGAGAGACCGTGTCCAACGTGGTCAGGGAGATGATCGCGGAAGGCATTCTCGAGGAGCCGGAAGACAGCTTCGAGATCAGGGAGATCGAACACTGCGCCATGTTCATCGCCGAACACTTTTTCATTTGACAAATCACAAAGCTGTGATATATTAACCTACCCAAACCAAAGGAGACCACACAATGGATACAGCGGAAAGAAACACAATCGATGCGGCATTTGAATACCTGCATGATATCTGTGCAGTGAACAAATGCGATACGTGCCCGCTCCGATTCCAGGACGGGCAGAAACTGAAGACCAACGGTGTCGAACACTTCTGCTTCGCGAACGCCTTGCAGGAACTCACCAAAGAAGGCTGATACCTTCAAGTTGTCGGATCGGAGAGACGGTCCGACACATTGAGAGCATCAACCCAGCACGGAGACCACACACATGAAATACGCTTATCGTCTCTACAAAGAGAAACAGAGATCACCGGATCTTATCCTGGAAGACGAGATATTCCCAGTCCCGGACGAAACCCCTCTCGGCGTGACCAAGAGCAGGGGGAGCGAGATCATGGTGTATACCGTTGTCTTCAAGACGAAGGAAGAAGCGGAGCGCAGTATCGTATACGAGCGGTATGCCGAGAGACTGAACAAGCTTTCGGTCGAGGATCGCAGGAAGCTTCTTGAATGGGACTACAAGCGCATGGAAAAGTTTACCGCCTTCAAGTGCATCCCGGAGCTGACCGGGGTGAAGCCTGCTCCGATCACGATTGTCATGAACCGCTTCAAGCCGTCTGCACGTTACTGTGCGCGATACCATGCCCTCGTCGACACTGTCGAGAAGCATGCCGAGATGATCAAGAAAGAGGTCGCAACGCTTCTGCCGGATGAATGGTGTACTAAGCGAGGAGCCCGGGGAAAGTAAGCTGTTCCGCTTTGTCCGTTTTCTTAGCCTTCCTTCTGGAGGGCTTTTTCTTTTTCTCGAAGACGGGAGCCGGAAAGGCACCGTATTTCGACGCGGCCCATAACCCTATCAAGACTGCGTCGGCTTCGTTATCGTCGACAGGAGACGGCTTGCAGGCTCCGTATTTGGCGTTCTGGTCTGTCATGTATGCGCGTGCCGTCAGTACCATGCGCGCCTTGTCTGCCGATCCGGTGCCGGTTGCCCATTTCTTAAGCTCGCACGTGTGGACGCATGAGACCTCGATCTCCCGTTCCGCTGCGGTCTTGAGTATGATGGCCTTGAGACCGTTGGCGATCTCGGTTGCCGCTCCGCCTCGGAGAAGGGTCTGTTCGTGGATGATGAGACCGACTTGCCATCTGTCGATGGTGCTGTTGATCTGATGCTCGAAACGGATGTAGCGCATTCCCCTGCTCTCTCCCGTCCTCTTGGGGTCGGCAAGTTTCCAGATGCCGGAGTCAAGGATTCGTCCGTCCCGATCGAGGACGCAGTACCCGGTGGTAGTTGCCTGGTCTAATGCCAGAATGACTTGATAACGCTCCATAAAAAGTTTGGCCTCCATCTTGAAAAAATTGACAGATTGACAGGATTGACAGAGTAACTCTTTTAAAGAATATATATATTCTTCTTCGCACGCGCGCACGCGCCCTCGACACTCTGTCAATTTTATGGGTTTGGGCATCGAAAAGGGGTCGAAAAATTGACAGCCCTCTGTTCTTGTTATCCTATGTTTCATGGCAGTCGGTACGCCCGTCCTTCCTTGACGAGCTTCCCTGCGGATGCCCATCGGTTCAGCTGCTGCCA